CTTACTGCAGGGATAACATATCCACCTTGAGCATTGGTTGAAGAACCATACTTTGTACCTGTTGGTTGGTGTACAACATTAATAGTTGCTCCTACCAATTTTTCACCTTTTTCATTTTTCACCACACCTGAAAGGGTCGATGTTGTAATCTGCCCGAAAGATGAGATTGTCACGAATAAGGATAAAAGTGACATCATGATCGTTTTTTTCATGTTTTTTTTGTTTTGTTTATTTATAAATAAAAAATCCCGAGGACATAGCGTCAACGGGATTTATTAATTCCTTGGTTATTTTGGTAATACAATTTGATAAAATTCATCATCAGAAATAAGTATAATTTGACAAGTATAAAAGGTCAAATCTTTTGTTAACTTTTGGTTATGTTAATTTTTAGATTTGTGAAAAAAGATCTTCCTGTGATTTTCTAACTTTTTTGAAGTGTTGAAAACTATCATTTTCATCTCTGTATCCAATCGGACAAACTACAACAGAAGTTGTGTCAGTCAAACCTAAAATCTCATCATATTTTTGTTTGTCAAATCCTTCCATTGGACAAGCGTCAACATCAATTACTGCCGCGGTATTCAATAAAAATCCTAAAGCAATATAAATTTGTTTGTCTATCCAAGAAGATTTTTGTTCTTCAGTTAAAGAATTAACGGTAGATTTCATCATACCTTCGTATTGAGATAACATTTCTTTTGTAACTCCTCTTGTGTTTACAATGTTATCAACAAAAGAATCCACTTCAGATTCATCAATAACTTTTTTCCTTGTAAAAACAACAACATACGATGATTCTGTAATTTGAGATTGACCCCAAGAAGCTTCTTGAAGTTTCTCTCTTATTTCAGGGTTCTTAACAAGTAATACTTGAAAGGGTTGTAGCCCGTAAGAAGTCGGGGCAAATTGAATAGCCTTTTTTAATATTTCTAATTTACTCTCAGATACGTTGAGAGCTGGGTTAAATTTTTTGGTGGCGTATCTCCAATCAAGTTTTTCGAGGATGTTCATTTCCATATTTTTTAAAAAAGATAATTCAAATATCTCAACCAATCAAGTTGAAAAAAAAAAACAGGCTTTTCGTACCCATTCGTACATCATCACCAATATATCTCTATACCGGTAGTTACATTTTCGTCAATTGGTTAATTACTCCCGACTTATAGTAACTTTACCCTCACCGCTCTGATACCGCGAATCAAGACGGCGTTTTTGGGATTAATAAACCGTGGGGTTACACCACTGTCGTCACCTGTTAGGCAAAAATAAGGTAATCTTTTCAGATTACCAAATTTTAATTGTGGAGATGACGGGAGTCGAACCCGTGTCTTGTTTACGAATACAATAAATGACTACACGCTTATTCAATTGGTTCTCAACTGACAAATAGAAGATTCTTATTTTTCCATCATTATCTACAACTGTGGGAGATTCACTTTACGGTAGCCTCTCTAACGTTACCTTGACACTCTGAGGCGGTATCACACCTTGAGTACTTCTGTTCCTAGGTTACACGTACATCGACCCGAACGTTGTTCTCTACTAATTAAGCAGCAACAACACTTTCTTCACGGATTAAACCGATAGCAGAAAGTTTAGCAAAAGTTTTGCCATTTGTGTTTTTAAATCAGTTGTTACGGAGTTAACTCAGCTCCGACGTGCCATTTATCCCATTACATACCAATCAATGCCAAAGCATCCCCATATTTTAAAGAACTTAAACAAAGTTAAAGATAAATATGGAACAAACCAAACGAAAATTGTATTTATAAGAAAATTAATGCTTTGGCGAACTCAGGAGAACTATTTCAGAATTTAAGAAAATACGTGAGAGGAACTATCGATAAGTATGAATTGGAGAGATCTGATTCTTCTATTGATCGTGTTATAGAAAATCCCACCAAAGGAATGACTCAAATTGTTTTTGAATTCAAAGACGAGGACGAATTTTTTGGTTCATTAGATCTTAGTGATGATGATGCGTGGTTTGCAAAGGTTGTCGATTCTCCATATTCTGATGGGTATTCGTTCAGAGAAGACTATCAAACAAGGGAGGATTTCAAAGAAGGATACAGTGTTTTTTATGAATTCAATGAAGAAAATAAAGAACAACTACTATCAATTTTAACAATACTTGATCCTACTTTCAATTATGAAAATTTTCCGTCAGAAGAAACAAATAAAAGGGCGGCTAGTGTCATGTCTAAATATTTTGAAAAAGAAACTGATAATATAGTTGATGATTGGACAACTGAGATGAACAGAGGGGCAAATAAAAGTGCATCACAATATATTAATAACGAAATTAATAGGGTCCTTAACGAGAATGGTTTCCAATTGTATAGTAGATATAATTCCGTTAAGATTGATGTTGGACATTTAATAATGTTATATGTTAAAACAGGTAAAGCCTGGTTAAGTTTCAAAAAACTATTCAAAGAGGTTTATAGAGATTTGAAAAATATCGGAGGTTGGTCTGAGGATACGTATCAATATGAAAATGAGTCTGATTTTGACAAAGATTCTTTTAATTACTATGTAGACAGACAATTAAGTAATATGGAAGAAGAAATGGAAAAAATTGAAAACCTTCAATCTTTTGCCGAAATGGTTGAAAGAATCAAAAAGAAATTCAAACCTAATGTTTCTTATAATTTACCAAAATTGAAAGGGGTTACTTTTGTAATTAAAGGTTTTGATAAAGATGATATGAAAATTAATGTAAATCTAAGACATGGAATGAAAATGATAAGTAGAAAAGTATCCGAGGAGAATTTCTATAATTTACTATATCAGCCTGAATTATTTGACTTTGGATTTGGTAATGTGTAAAACTTTTCATACATTTACTTCAAATAATTTATAATGTCAGAAGATTTACAACTTTTAAAATCAGTTCTTAGTGTACCTACAAAAACTTATAAGGAAGACCTTATGGTTAATTTCCTTGTTGAATGGTGTCAAAAAGAAGGATTGGATCATTATGTGGATGAATATAAAAACGTCTATGTAACAAAATCACAGGAAGATGTTTCTGATGACTTTTATTATCCTTGTGTCGTTGCTCACACCGATACCGTTCACGAATTAGATACTATTAATATTAGAGAGGAACAATTACCTGACGCTCAAAAAGTGGTTAAATTAGCACTTAAGGCATATAATGATAATGGCAATCCTACAGGAATTGGTGGTGACGACAAGTGTGGTGTTTTTGGTTGTTTGAAATTATTGAAAGAATTACCGTACTTAAAAGCTGCTTTCTTTGTTTCAGAAGAAACAGGTTGTCACGGATCAGGCAAAGCCGATCCTGAATTTTTCAAAAATGTTGGTTACGCAATTCAATTCGATGCACCTGAAAACTGGATGATAACTGAAAAATGTTTTGGACAAGTATTATTCGATCGTAATACCGAATTTTACGACGTAGTTAATTCTGTATTAACTGAAGGAATGATTAATGAAGATATGGAATATATGGTACACCCATATACAGACGTATATGCACTTAGAGGTAAGTTTGATTTCTCTTGTATCAATTTTTCAATTGGATACTACAACTATCACACAAAAAACGAATATGTTATTGTAGATGATGTTTATAATGGAATCGAAATGGGTAGAAAAATGATAGAACAATTAGGGTATAAATTACATTTTAAAAAGTCTGCCCCATACGTTCGTCAAGCAAATCTTTGGGATTAAATAAATTCTTCTAATTTATCTAAATGTTGTTTTACAAATGGATGATCAGAAATGTCTTTAATTTCTTGTCCACTGTCCCTCATATGTTTTAATTGATTGGCAAGTTGTGTAATCTGAAACTTAACCATTTTTGATAATGAGGGATATTTTTCAATGTAGTCAGATAACCTAAATAAAATTTTAGCAGTATCTACTGGAATTTTTGATTTCATTACAATTTCTGCGATTTTCTTTTTTGCGAACTCATCCGCGTCCAGTTCCATTTTCCAGTATTTTTCAGACAATTCCTCAAAATCGTCTAAACTATCTATAGTTGGATTACCCATTTTGAACACTGATATTTGTTGTTCATGTCTTATTTCATGAAAAATAGTGTATAAAAAATCACCAATACCTGACATAAAATTTGGTGAACAAATAACGATGGCTTTATCTAACCTAACTCCACTAAACCCTGTGGAACAACTGTTCAAAAATTTTATAGTATAATTGTTATCTCTAATATAAGATTTAACATAATCAGATATCTTGTCTACCTCATTCTTATGTTCTTCAGGAAACGATGATTTGAACTTATCAATCACTTTATCAAAATTAGAAGTTCTGACAACTTCCTCTTGTTCCTTCATTAAATGTTTAATTAGATCGATCATAATAATAAATACAAAAAAAGGGGGAATTACTTCCCCCTTATATTATTTACCTTTTTTAACCTTAACCTCTTCTCCGTCAGCGATTACCTTATAGTTGGTATTTTCTTTGATATTACCTTTTAGTACTTCTTCAGAGATTAAATCTTCGATCTTATCTTGGATTGCTCTCTTTAGTGGTCTTGCTCCGTATGTATCATCGTATCCAACTTTCGATATAAAATCAATCACACTTGGATCGTAGTTAATTTTATAATTCATATCGGTAAGACGAGAGAATAACTTTTTGACTTCGATTTCAGCGATCTTCTTGATGTCTTCATTATTCAAACTATTGAATGTGATGATATCGTCGATTCTGTTCAAGAATTCAGGTGAGAAGAAATTTTTCATTTCTTTCATTAGAACTTCCTTCTTTTTCTCATCATTACTGTATTTGGAAGATCCGAATCCAATACCTGTTCCAAAATCTTGAAGTTTCTTCACACCAAGATTTGATGTCATGATAATCATTGTGTTTCTGAAGTTAATCTTTCTACCTAAACTATCTGTAACGTGACCGTCATCCATAATTTGAAGAAGAACTGAGAAGATATCTTTGTGAGCTTTCTCAACCTCATCGAATAGGATCACAGAATATGGTTTGTTCTTAACTTGTTCAGTTAATTGACCACCTTCATCGTATCCAACATAGCCTGGAGGAGCCCCCACCAATTTAGATATTGTGTGTTTCTCTTGATATTCAGACATATCCACACGAATCAATGAATCTTCAGTTCCGAATATTTCTTTCGCCAATTGTTTTGCTAAATGAGTTTTACCTACACCAGTTGAACCTAAGAAAATGAATGAACCAATAGGTCTGTTTGGATCCTTGATTCCAAGACGGTTTCTACGAATAGATTTAACAATCTTAAGAACCGCTTCATCTTGACCAACAACTTTTTGTTGAAGAGTTTTGTCCAAATCAACCAATGCCTTCGTATCGTCGATTGACATTTTGTTCACAGGAATCTTCGTCATAGTTGAAACAACATCATAAACTAGTTCCAAAGTGATTTCACGTTTAGATTGAGACATCTCTTCTTCGAACTTTTTCTTCTCAGAATCTAACTTGGCGATAATCTTTCTTTCTTTATCTCTCAACTCAGCAGCTTGTTCGTAGTTTTGTTTTTTAACTACATCAATCTTAAGTTGTTTGATTTCAGAAGCCTTTGTTTTTAGATCTTCAATTACTTGAGGAATCTTCATGTCCAGTTGACAACGAGCACCAACTTCATCTAAGATGTCGAAAGCTTTATCAGGAAATTCACGATCGGTGATGTATCGATCAGCAAGTTTCACACAAGCTTTTAATACCTCATCACTATATGCTACTTTGTGGAAAGATTCGTATCTCTCTTTGGAATTCAAAAGGATTTGGAAAGTTTCTTCCATACTTGCACCGTCGACAGTAACTTTTTGGAATCGTCTTTCTAATGCTCCGTCTTTCTCAAAATTTGTACGATACTCATCAAGAGTGGTTGCACCGATACATTGTATTTCACCACGAGCAAGAGCTGGTTTGAATATATTCGATGCGTCCAAGGAACCTGAAGCGTTACCTGCACCTACAATGGTATGGATCTCATCGATGAATACAATGATGTTGGGGTTAGCTCCAAGTTCTTCGATAATCACTTTTAATCTTTCCTCAAACTGACCACGGTATTTTGTACCAGCTACAACTGAATTGATATCAAGATTTACAATTCTTTTATCCATCAAATTTTTGGGACAATCACCACTAAAGATTTTCATGGCTAAACCCTCAACGATTGCTGTTTTACCACAACCAGGTTCTCCAATAATAATTGGGTTATTCTTCTTTCTACGAGAAAGGATTTGTGCAATACGGATTATTTCTTTTTCACGTCCGATAACAGGGTCTAATTTACCTTGCTCTGCCAATTTAATCAAATCTCTACTGAAGTTATCCAACACAGGTGTTGAACTATCAGACTGAGATTTCTTTTTACTCATCATTTTGTCGTCGTCGTCCATTAAATCGTTCATATGTTATTAATTTTTACAAAGATGTATCAAAAATTAGACACTGCCTAATATATTGTCAAATTGTCAGAAATTATTTTTTTGACTGACATATTGTCGTTTTTATAATTTAGGGACTGAAAAATTTTCAGTAATTTTTGAGTGGCACATAAGTTGATTCTGTAAAGGTAATAAAATAAATTTAAAACAAACAAAACAATTATGGTTTACAGAAACGCAAATGAGTTATTTGAAAAGTTCTTTGGTGAAACACCAACTTATCAGTATTATAAAAAAACAGTAAAAGATGCTGACGAGAATTATGAAATAGATTACACCAAAGACGGAGCTTACCTTTTCTTTGAAGCACCAGGATTTAACAAATCAAATTTAAAAGTAGAAATGGAAGACGGTGCTTTACACATCGAAGGAGAAAGAACATATAAAATGGGGGGAGAATCAAGAACTAAATCAATATCAAAGAAATTCAATATTGGTGATGGTTATAACCCTAACTCAGTGGAGGCAACAATAGAAGACGGTCTTTTAACCGTATTTGTTCCAAACTTCAAGAAAAAAGAAAAGAAAAGAGTTAGTCTTTTATAGTGACTGACCATTCAAGATTAAATCCCTCGTCTAAATGACGGGGGATTTGTATTTATAATACATGAGTATGATTGATAAATTTTTGGAAAACAATGTAACCCTAAGGGGTATGTTGGATACATACCTTGAATTGAGATTGCATTTACAAGAGGAGGGATACAGTCAAGAAGCATTGGAAAGGGTTGTGCGACCTACGAATAAGATGATTGAATTACGTGAAAGGTTTGTCAGTAGGAAAAATTCTTTATTTAAACAAATTAAGGATTATGGTTTTGAAATAAATCAGGGTGAGTTATCTAGATACATCCAGCCGTTATTAAATAAAATTGATGATATAACCCCACTTAAAGAATATGGCAATAACGAAAGAGACAATATCGGGAACGAAGATTATTAACGAAATTAAATCTTCTAATATTAAAAAAACAGAATACGACACAGAGACCAAATTATTGGTTTGTGAATTCAATAATGGTCTCAAATACGAATACAAAGACGTACCTCACGCAGTCTATACCAAATTCAGAATGTCTGAATCACAAGGTAAATTTTTCACAACAGACATATCAAAAAAATATCAGTATAAAAAAGTCTAACTGACTGAGTATTTATATCTGATGAGTAATTTCCAAAAAATATTAGATAGCTTTAGTCTCAGAGATACTTTGAATCCAAAAATTTGGGACAATCCCGAAGATCCTAAAGATGCAAAAATGAAATCCAACGTCAAAAAAGCGTTGATGAGGATTGCCGAAGAATTTATAGACTATCTTGGTGATGATGCTTTTGTGGAAGATATTACCTTAACAGGGTCACTAGCCAACTTTAATTGGTCCGAATATTCTGATTTCGATTTACACATTATTGTTGACCTCGAAAGATTTGGGAAAGAAGAAGAAACTTACAAAGAACTTTTCAATTTAAAAAAACAAGTTTTCAATGACAAACACGACATCAAAATCTTTGGATATGATGTTGAGTTGTATGCTCAAGGATCAGAAGAAAAACATGAAAGTTCAGGTGTCTATTCTGTAATGGAAGACAAATGGATAAATCAACCTGAAAAATTGAAGGTTAGTATTGATAAGTCGGTAATAGAAGATAAGGTAAAGAATTGGAATGAAAAAATTGAGAATGCTTTACAAGAATTAAAAGGTGAAGATTTAGAAAAGGGAAAAAAGAAAATTGATGATCTTAAATCTAAGTTGAAAGATTATAGGAAATCTGGTTTAGATAAAGAGGGAGAATTATCATATGAAAATTTGACATTCAAATTCTTGAGAAGAAATGGAATGATTGAAAAATTATTCAACACATATGACAACTACATGGACAAAGAATTATCGATAGAACAATCTCTATCCGAATCCATTGCAAAATATTTGAACGAGTTTGATAGCAATCATTTATTAGGTGGTAGTAATATGACAATTCCACAAGACGGAGCTCATGCGGGACAAAGTGGTTGGCATTCAAGTAACGCTTGGGATATCAAAGCCTCAATTGGAGATCCAGTTTTTGCATTAGCCGGTGGTACTGTTCAAACTTTTTCAGATTATGGAGCAGATGTGATCAAAAGAGGAGGAAAGAAATTATATGGACAGAGTTTTACAGTAGATAGTGACAATGGTTTACCTGACATTTATTATACGCACTTACAAGGTGCCAAAGTTAGAAAAGGAGATAAGATTGAATGTGGTCAATTAATTGGATATGTTATGGATTTCCCTGGAAGTTCTTATGACCACGTACACATAGGAGTTGAATCAGGACATAATATTCGTGAATTCTTGAATGATGATGGTTCATTAAAATGTGCTAAAGATCAAAAATTAGGAAAGTACGGTAAAAAGTTCAGTGAAGACGGTGAAATTTCAGATTTAGTTGGAGAATCAAAATTCATCCAAGAATTGATGAGGATGGCAGAATCTAATAAAAGTGTGGAATACTCACCAGGTAAAATTACATACGATAAAGATGTTGAGGCAATACAAACCGCTTTACAATTCCTAGGACTTTCATTACCAAAATGGGGAGTAGACGGAAAATTTGGTCCTGAAACTGAAAACGCGACAAAAGAATTTCAAAAGTCTGTTGGATTAACAGATGATGGAAAAATAGATGGATTTGATTTGAGGTATTTGACAGCCATGTTAGTGATTAGAAAATTTTCTGACGATGATTTGTCAAAAATCCAAAAGAACAAAGAAATTGATACGGGAAATATTACAGATAAAAATTTTTACGAAAGATTATTAACTGAATTAGGTGCACCTGTAACTTCTGAAAATTTAAAATATCTATACGCTTGGAGACAAGCCGAAGGAAAAGGTGGAAAATACAATCCATTCAATACTACATGGAAAAGACCAGGATCCACTAAGATGAATTCTGCGGGTGTGCAGAACTACGTGTCGTTAGAAGACGGTATGGTTGCAACATTAAAAACCTTAAGAAATGGGTTTTATGATTGTATTGTTAATGGATTAAAAAACGATATAGGTGCTGCTCAAATATCAAAATGTCCGTCACTTAAAACGTGGGGAACAGGAGATCTTGTGGCAAAAGTTGTAAGAAGCTACGAGTCAGGATCATCTCCTAACATAAAGAGCCTCGCATAAACTAGATTATTTCGTAGGATCATATATTTATAAAGAAAAAATTAAATGGCAACTCCGACTCCGTCACCGACACAAACGGTAACACCAAGTATAACCGCATCACAAACGGTGACTCCAAGTATTACTGCTAGTCAGACACCAACACCAAGTATCACTGCTAGTCAAACACAAACACCAACACCAAGTATTACTGCGTCACAAACACCAACACCAAGTATAACTGCGTCACAAACACCAACAATAACACAAACACAAACACAAACACCAACTGTTACAACAACACAAACACCGACTCCGACACCAACACCAACAAGATTTGGTGTGTTTTACGCTAACGAGTATTACGAATTTACGGATGAAATGTTTGGATCATATAGCGGAGGCACAGCACCAGTTGTTCCACCTTTAGTAAATGTTCCTCACCCAATAAATCAAGCAATGATTGGAGACCAAAGAGGTACAGTACAAGATCAAAGTGCTGTTGCTTTAGGAGGATTCAACGGATTAAATAACTAAAAAAATTAAATAATAATAACATGGCAGACATTAGACCATTAGGAAGTGAAAGATTAGATGGAGTAGACAAGATTAAAAGAATTATGGAAATTGCAAAATATAAAGATGCAGTTTCTCAACCTATTAATGAAAACTCTACAACAGAATACAACATCACTTTTGCCGACGGTAATCAATATGGTATCGTTAAAGAAAGACAAGGATATATCATCAAGCAATTTGTGGCAGAAGGCCAATCAGATTATATTGAGCCAATGAAAAATAGAAAGTATTTTTCAGGTTATTCTCAAGCATTAAGAAAACTTAATCTAATGATTAAGGAAAATAATTCTCTTGTTGGTAACGATGAGGAACTTTCTTTATTTGGAGAACAAAAAAAGTTTGTTTTAAAAACTCCTAAACCTGCGATTGATGCTCCTGTAGAACAAGCACCTCCAGCTCCTGTGGCACCACCACTTCCAGAACCAGAATTACCTACACCTGACGCAACATCTGCTGAAGGAGAAGTAGATCCTGAATTGGATATGGATTTAGAAATGGGTGACGATCAGATGGATGCTGAAATGGATATTCAATCAGAACCAGCAGACCAAGAACAAGTAACTTTCAAAACAATTCAAAAACTTACTGGTAAATTAACTCAAAAAGTTAGACAGTTCGCATCAGAAAATGATATGTCTTCTGAAGATATAAAGTATGTTATTAATATGGTTTTATCTTCGGTTGATTTAAATTCATTATCTTTCGAAGATAAAGAAGAGATTTTAGGTAAGTTTGAATCTGATGAAGAAGGTGATATGGCTGATATGGGTGGTGATGATATGGGTGGAGAAGATCTTACTGATGATAGTGAGGTTGAAGACATTCAGGCTGACATGGATATTGAAAACGATGCTGATATGGTAGATGCTGGAGCAGGATTTGGTAAAGTTGAAGCAGATGAACAATGGCAAGCGGCTATAGCACCAGCTCTTGAAAGAATGGCTGTAGGATACGTTGCGGATAAAGCAATGGACAAGGTTTCTAATATGTTTTCAAGTAACGAAGGAGAAATTGAGGAAGAGGAAGAAGTAACACCAGCTGAAAAAAGTATATTAGATCATTTATTTTCAGAATCAAAAGTTGATAAAGTTTTATCAAAATATTTTGAAGTAGGTGCAACTGAAAAGAAACTAAACGAACAAAAAAGAATGAATAAAAAACTTCAAACAAAACATAATGTTGTTAAGATGATGGAATCAGTTAAAAAATTATCTGAAACTTTCGAACAAGAATTAGCGTCTGAGAAGTTTTTAGAAGAAAATATCGGGTTTCAACTTGTTGGAAAAACTAATAAGAAAAATTTAGTTTTCGAACATGGAACTAAACAAACAAAAATTTCACCTGAAGGATTATTAGTATGAGTTATCTAATCTACGTAAACGGTTTAGGACCTAATTACAAAGGTGATAATTTATATGAATTTATATTTTCAGAGAAAAAAGATGTTTGGGGAGAAAATTGGGATAGTAAACCCTCAAACGGTTACCCACAACCACCCGAATTAAAGTATGTAAAGAAAGTAGGAGTTCTGAAAAACACCGATGTAAAATTGGAGTTAATTCAGAACTCTGATTATTTTAGTATGATCGATGCCGTGGATGGAGTTGTTGCTTTGGCTTGGGAAAAGGATGACACGGAATCTGAAAGAATGGTTTTTAGATTTGGACAAACGGAAGATGAAATAAATGACATTTTATATTCAAGAGATTTAATTCTCTCAATAGATAAAAAAGAAGTATATGAAAATTAATAAGAAAGCCCTTGAATTAATTGAGAAAGGATTATCATCAGGAACAGTTTATAAATTAACTGAATCTCAGATTAATGATCTACATTCTAAATTAGTATCTGAAGTTACTATGGTTTCAAAAAGCGATAGTGATACAATTAACAGATTGAAGACCGAGAAAAAACCTTTTGAGGTGTATGAAAAGGAGATGAAAGAAGACCAAGAAGATTCTATGGATTTCGAAAAGGGTGCGAGAAGTCAAGACCCTAAACAAGTTGGTCCATCAAGTAATGACGGTTTCGATAATTACGGAGATGGTACAGGCGAGTTTAATGAGTCTGAAACTAATAATAATGCATATGCAATTTGTCATTCTCAAGTAGGACCAAAAAAGTCGAGAAAATGGCAAAGATGTGTGAAAGCAGTAGAAAAACAATTGAAGGAAGGAAAAAATCCCGTATCTTTGTTTATAGAAAACAAAATTATGGAATTAGTATCAAAACACATACCTGCTAAGATGACGAAGGGTGATTTATTAAGATATGTAAATGAAGATGGCCCTGCGGTAGCTCCAAGTAAGCCTAAAACAAGTCCTACTACAAAACCAGGAAAACCAAATGTGAGTCCAGGTAAAAAACCAGGACATCCACTTAGAAATCCAAATCCAGGTGAGAAACCAGCACCGAAGGCTTCAAAGAAATCACATGAAGATGCGAAAGATGAGGTTTTAGATTTAATAGTTCAAATTTTAAATAAGTAATCATGGCAAAAAAAGTTAGAGAGCAGATAGACTACGGAAATAGACCTGAAAGAATGGATCCTAATTTGGAAAGAAAATTAAGTGATCCTGAAAGTTTATATGGTAAAAATCCTGCCATGAAGAAAGGATCTGCTGATGTAGAAAGATTGGTTAGTTCGAGATTTAAAAAAGTTGCAGACAAGTTGAAAAAATCAGCAAATCTAACCGATTTAAGTCCTCGTACAGTTCAAAATCTTTACATGCAAATGATGTCAAGACTCCCTTATATTATGCAAGTGGAATCAAGACATAAAGAAGAACTTGAACAATTGGCAATCCAAGCATCTTTGGATGAAACCGAAGTTCCTGAGGGTTGGGTTGAGATTGATGCTAATTTAGGAACTCCAATCGATACTTCTAATTTTAGATATCAACCTGAAGAGCCCGAAGATGAGGAAGAAGAGGACGATGATGAAGAAGAAAAATTAGAAATGCCTTCTTTTGATATCGAAGATTTAACTGACGAAGAACAATTAGAATTAGAGAAACACAAAAGAAATATTATCAACGCGATTATTCAAGGAGCTGCGAAAAAAGGACATTATATTTTTCAAAAGCCAAGTGTAAAAAGAGTGTTAGATAGAATCGATCCACAATTATTCCCCCTTTATTTAGCAATAATGGCGGTTAATGACTACATGTATTTTACTCAAGAACAAATGATTGAAATGATGAGTCAGACTGGCCAAGGAGTTGCAGGTAAAGTAGAATTAGATCCTGGTGGTGATGAAGGAGAAGAAGGAGAAGAAGGAGAAGAAGGTGGTGGAGAAATTGATACTGTGATTAAAGCCGATGGGATGATTTTCCCAATCTTATGTCATGAAATTATAAAAGGTATTGAAGAATCAAAGGCAAGACACGGATTACCAAAGGAACCTGGAATGCGTCAAAAAGTACAAGGTCAAGTTGATACGTTAGCTAACGAACCAATGCAACTTAGAATTGGACCTGAGATTGTTGAAAAAATTAGATTTTCTTTACCTGACCAAATGTTTGATGAAGATAACAGGGGTCTAATAAACTGGTTCCATATCTTGTTATACCAAATTGATGCGACTGAATTCTTAGAAATTATCGGTAATGCAATTTCTGATGAAAAATCTAAAAACAAAAAAGCAACTGAAAGATTTGAAGAAATCATGAAGGAAGCTATGCAGATGAAAAGCGAGTTCGAAGATTATCAAGAGGAAAACGACATTGAACCAACTGATGAGGACGACGATGAAGGACTTGATGACTTCTTAGGAAGTTTAGGTATATCGAGACCTAAATAAGTCTCTGTGACAAAAGAACAATTAATTATTGAAGCTACGAAGTGTATGAAAAACACTCCGTACGCCATGAGAACATACCTTCAAACGTTTGACAATACGGTGAAAAAGTATGTTCCTTTGGATTTGTTTCCTGACCAAGTTACATTGGTTGAAGATTACGACAACCATAACGAAAATATCGCCCTGAAATATAGACAAGCAGGGGTATCGACTGTAACTGCTGCTTGGGCATCAAAAAGACTTGTATTCGCAAAAAAGAATAACCCCGAAAAGGTTCTTATCATTGCCAACAAACTTGACACTGCAGTTGAGTTTGCCAATAAAGTTAGATCATTCACTGAACAATGGCCTCAATGGGTTGGTGCCGGATTTTCTCCTGACAAAAACGCCGCTCGACATTTTAAACTTATAAATGGATGTGAAGTTAAAGCCGTTGCAACTTCAAAGGATGCCTTACGTGGATATACTCCGACAATATTAATTTTTGATGAAGCCGCCTACATTGAAGCTGATGATGACTTTTGGGCTGCCTGTATGGCCTCACTATCTACGGGTGGTAAGGTTATTGTAATTTCTACTCCAAATGGATACGATCCGATTTATTATGAAATCTACGATCAAGCACTCAGAAAGATGAATACTTTTAACATCACTGAGATGTTTTGGTTTAAAGATCCAAGATACAACAAAGATTTACAGATGATTAAAACTGAAGATCTTGTCGAATATCTTTTGAATCGAGAAAATTATCCTAATACAGAGATAGTTGATCTTACAGTTGAAAATTCATATGAGAGAGATTACACGATTGTAAGTGAATATTTGGATAAAGGATTTAAACCTTACTCGACATGGTTCGAGGGAATGGTTAAAAAACTTAAGTATGACAAAAGAAAAGTTGCACAGGAATTAGAGTGTAACTTCTTGGGATCGGGTGATAATGTGTTCGACGCCAACCAACTAATGAGAATTAAAGAAAACGACATCAAAGAACCAGATGGAAAAATGATGGCGGGTAATTTATGGATTTGGAAAGAACCTGTATTAACACACAAGTATATTATGGGTATTGACGTATCCAGAGGTGATTCAGAAGACTTCTCATGTATTGTGATAATAGACTTCGATGATAGAGAACAAGTGTTTGAATACGTCGGAAAATTACCACCAGATACATTGGCGGAAATTGCTTTTAAGTGGGGTAATATGTATAACGCTTTTGCCGTTACGGATTTGACAGGAGGTATGGGTGTTGCAACAGCAAGAAAATTACAAGAGTTGGGTTATAAGAATTTATACGTTGAGGGTGTTACAGATAAGAACAAATATAAGTGGGATCCTAAAAGAGACGAAAAAATTCCTGGAATCAATTTCAATAACAAACGTGTACAAATTATTGCAGCATTTGAAGAGGCTCTGAGACATGATTTCAAAATTAGATCATCAAGGTTATTGAATGAAATGGGTAAATTCATATATGTTCATGGAAGACCGGATCACCAAAAAGGTCATCATGATGATTTAATTATGGCAATATCAATGGCGATTTACGTCGGAGATACTTCATTCCAAAGTTTATCGAAAGTTGTGAATCAGACTAAGGTTATGATTGATGCTTGGCATACAAGTGTTAGTGAAAATAAAAATAGAGCCGACTTTTTTAATCCTATGATACCTGCAGGTGGAACAAATAGTGGAAGGTATCCATCAGAAGCAACAAAAAGCGATTATCAAAAGTATTTATGGTTATTCGGGAAGTAATCTATTTAATATTTCCACGAAACAAATAGAATTATAACATGAGTGAAAAGAACCTAACGGTCTGGCAAAGATTATCCCAAGCTTTTGGTCCTAACTCTCTTTTGAATCAAGATTATCCTACGCTCAAGTTCGATAAAAAAGAGTTACTAAGAACCCAAGATAAAGAACAATATGAGCGTGAAAAACTTCAGGCACAGCAAACCTTTTATCTGTCCAACCAATGGGCGAAAGTTGAGAATAACATGTATTCTCAAGCGGTTTACTATGAACCAACAAGACTTGCCTCAGTTTACGATTATGAGTCGATGGAGTATACTCCTGAAATTTCTGCAGCCTTAGATATCTACGCTGAAGAATCTACAACAACAAACGAAGATGGATTTATATTACAAATTTATTCTGAATCGAAAAGAATCAAAGGTGTATTAGCCGATTTATTCAACAATACGATGGATGTTAACACTAACTTGGCGATGTGGACAAGAAACACGTGCAAGTATGGTGATAATTTTGTTTATCTTAAATTAGACCCTGAAAAAGGTGTTGTTGGTGTACAACAATTACCGAACATTGAAATTGAAAGGGTTGAAGCGGGTATGCACGAGAGAAGGGCTCAATCTATCGAAAACCCTACAGAACACAAAGCGCTTCATTTCACTTGGAAGAATAAAAACATGGAGTTCCAATCATGGGAAATAGCTCACTTTAGATTATTAGGCGACGACAGAAAACTTCCATACGGAACATCTATGTTGGAAAAAGCAAGAAGAATATGGAAACAATTATTGTTATCTGAAGACGCAATGTTAATCTATAGAACATCAAGAGCACCCGAAAGAAGAATTTTCAAAGTGTTTGTTGGTAATATGGAAGATGCTGATGTTGAAGCTTACGTACAACGTGTTGCAAACAAATTCAAAAGAGATCAAGTTGTTGATCAAAAGACAGGTAACGTTGATATGAGATTCAATCAGATGGCAGTTGACCAAGATTATTTCGTACCTGTTAGAGATCCGGCAGCTCCAAGTCCAATTGATACACTACCAGGAGCTCAGAACTTAGCCGAAATTGCGGATATTGAATATATCCAAAAGAAACTTTTAACCGCACTTCGTGTACCTAAAGCTTTCTTAGGTTTTGAGGACGTTGTTGGTGATGGAAAAAATTTGGCTTTACAAGATATTCGATTTGCCAGAACTATTAATAGAATTCAAAAGAGTATGTTAGCAGAACTTAATAAAGTTGCTATCATCCACTTATTCTTATTAGGTTTTGAAGAAGAGATTGAAAACTTTACACTTGGATTAACAAACCCTTCTACTCAAGCCGATTTATTAAAAATTGATGTTTGGAAAGAAAAAGTATTACTATACAAAGACGCAGTTTCAGACCCTGGAAATGGTATACAACCTGTATCTTCTACTTGGGCTAAAAAACACATTCTTGGATTCTCCGACGAAGAAATTAAAGTTGATTTACAACAACAAAGAATTGAAAAGGCTGTTGGTGAAGAACTCAAAAACACACCGGCTGTTATTCAAAAGACAGGAATATTCGATAATATAGATAAGTTATACGGAAGTGTTACAGGATCTACAGCATCGGGAGCAACTCCTGAAGGTGAAGTAACAGAACCGTTAGGTGGAGGATTCCCAACACCAGCAGGAGGTGAAGAATTACCCCCTAGTCCTGAAGAGGCACCTGCGGGAGAAACACCACCGGAAACAGTACCAGAATCTCGTTTCGCTAACATGAATATTTTGTTAGATAATGATATGATTAAAGGTCGAGATATTTTAGATTTGAGTCAAGGTCAACAATTTTTAGGAGAAATGGAAAAAGAATTGGATAACTTATTAAATTCCTAATATTTATTAAAAAAATAAGTCCCAATGACATTCGGAGAAGTAAAATCCATAATAGAAGAGAGTTTGATTGAGTCGTACAAAGACCAAAAAAATTTCAAGAAAGTGATGAATGAATTTCATCAAAACGTGCTGACAAATAAATCAATCTCAAAACTATATTCTTTATATGATGATTTAACATCAGAGAAAGGTATGTCCGAATCTGACGCCAAAGAATATTTGGAGGAAGGGATTAAATTAATTCAAACAATCTTAGGTTCTTCAAAATTACCTAAGTTTAGTTCAAAGACTATCAATAACAAATATTCTGATTTAGATAATATTGTTTATACTAAAACGTTGAATATTTCTGAAAGAATTCAATCTAAGAAAAATCTTATAGATACATTAAAGAAATCACCTAACAAGGTTAACGAATCAATTAATATTCCTTTGAAGTCTATGGTTAGTGTTGCTAATCAAACTTTGAAAAGTTATATTGATACAATGGACGAGAATACTAAAAAAGATTTTCTAAAAGTTGTTAAAGGTAACCCGAAAGATTTGGAGACAGAATTCACAACTATAAAAGAAAGTGCAATAACAAAGCTACAAACTATTTTAGAGGGAGAAAGTGAATTCGAGTTGAAAACTAAAATTTCTGAAACTATTGATAAAATCAAAGGAGAAGAATTTAATCAAATGAACTATGTTAGAATTAGTTCGTTAGAAAAATCTATCTAACCTTGTCTCATTCTTTCAGAATAGATTGCTTTTAATTTTTGTGTTCTCTTTCTAACTGACGGCTTCACAAATTCTTTTCTTTCAAAAAGTATTTTTTGTTGTTTTGTTTTAATAACTTTAGACTTAAGAGTTTTTAATGCTCTTTCTATATTTTCATTTTTTCCAATTTCTACAATAATCATAATATTAAATATATTTTAGATTCGTCATTTTTTGACTAATGGTATAAAATTTTTTATGTTTATACAAACAAATAAACTTTTATAACATGAAACATAATGAAGAAAGGAAAAACGTCGAGAATAAATAATTTCGAATCCTTAAAAGTTAATTTTGGAACTGTGGATTCCAAAACCCTAAAATCAATTTACATAAACATACAATCATGGGTTAATCCCAAAATATCATCAGACAATTGGAATCGAATTGTTTGTAACCTTAGTAGAGAAATAAAACATTCAGTATACAATAATCTTGATAGAAACCTATATGAAGAAAAAACAATAGTAGATCTTGATCTTAGAACAAGTGGAATTGTTTACGGTAAAAAATCCTTTCTCAATTTAGAAATTAATCTTTTCACTATATCAGAATTAGATTTCAAGTCTACACAAGTTAAAGACTCCATCAAAAAAATCGTACAAAAAATCAATAATGAAAACTTTAATAACAATTCTTATTTTGATTTTACATTAACAAAAAACGGAAATATTAACAAATCAGAGTCGCAAGTATATTTATAGAAAAAGTTTAAATGAAAGAATTACGTATACTTGGTCCTAATGAATCAGGAAAAGGAATTTTGATTGAAATGGACGCGGGATATGTTTCTCCTACCGATGTTCTTAATGAATCTGTGTTAAAAGAGAGTAACATGTTGGACTATAAAAAACCGTTTGAATTCTACGCGGTTTTACAGAAATATAACACACCCAACAGAAACGGAAGATTTTACCCTGAAAGAATATTGAAGAGAGAAGCGGATAGATATAAAAAAACTATATCTAAAGGTTTATCGACATCAGAATTAAATCACCCTGAATCTTCTTTAATTGACCTTGATAGAGTCGCTCACATTATCACTGATATTTGGTGGGAAGGAAACATCTTAATGGGAAAGTT